GGCATGTATAAAAGAAGGCTAGCCACAGTTTCCATCTGAACAGGTATGATGGCACTATTGATTCGTTGTGATGTACTTGCTCCCGCCGAGGCCAATGATTGTCGGGTTTTCTGAATTCTTGTCTTGCCGCGACCAAGAATATCAAGTTGGGCATCGGTTTGTACAAGACTGTCTTTAAGGAATGCAATACCACCAGCAACCGCGGCCGCACCTAAAAAACCACCAAGACCCGCACCAACGGCGACGAAGGGGTTTGATAGAAACTTTTTTACATTCCTCTGGAATGTCGAGGCCACGATACCGGTTCCCTTGACTTGTTCGTTCACGTGGAACATAATGAAATGTCCTGCGTCGAAGTTATCACCGTCTGTTGGATATTGTAAGACACCTAACGACTGTTCTCCTTTCGTCTCAAGCCTATCGAACACACCTCGGACGGCCTTGATGATATTGGTTTTGAAGTTGATCGTTTTCGCCATGTGCTACTCCTGAGTGTCAGCTACATACTATGTATGGCGTATAAAGGTAAATTCAAACCCCGTAATCCCAAGAAATATCAGGGTGATCCAGCAGGTATTATCTATCGCTCCTCGCTTGAACTACGCTTCATGCGGTACTGCGATGGCCACCCAGCCATTATCGAATGGGCAAGTGAGGAACTGGTCATTCCCTACAAGTCACCTGTAGATGGTAGGACTCACCGGTACTTCCCGGACTTCTGGATTCTGGTTCGACAAAAAGACGGTCAGCTTCAAGAATCTGTCATCGAAGTCAAACCCAAGAAATATTGCGGCCCACCAAATCCTAAAAACAAACTAACGAAAACAGGGCGCATCTCTCGTCGCTGGCTTAGCGAAGTGAAAAACTGGGGTGTGAACTCCGCTAAATGGGAAGCTGCCCGAGCATTGTGTAAGGCAAAAGGTTGGGACTTTGTGATTCTAACCGAGGGACATCTGAAACCCTGAGCATAGATATAGTATGGCAGAGAACATCTTTAATAAGATTCAGAACCTTCGTAGCGTAACGGCAATCCCAGAGCGAGGACGACTCGCTCAAGACTGGTTTCGAAAAGCCGTGCGTAACCTATTCGGTGAGGGTCCGATTCGCGGTCGAGATGAGCTTGTTAGGGCAGAGGACGTGACTACCCGTTCACCGCAACAGATTCGCGGTCGTCGTCAAGGCAGAATGTATATGTTTGCCTACAATCCCAAGCTGCGTAAGACCCTACCATTCTATGATATGTTTCCAATGGTCTTTGTTTTGGAGTTTCGACAAAACAGTTTTCTTGCAATCAACCTACATTACTTACCAATCAAACTGCGAGCGGCGCTGTTCAATGAATTGACCATTCTAATGACCACGCAGGACCTGAACGAGAGTACCCGCCTACGACTCAGTTATAGAATTATCAGAAACGCAACAAAATTTCACAATGCTTTGCCGCTAGTTCGAGAATATAAGAATAAGTATCTACGGTCCCGACTACTCGAAGTTCATGCCCGCGATTGGGAGATCGCACTGTTTCTACCAGCAGAGCAGTTTCGAAAGAAGGGTAAGCAAACTATCTGGGCAATTACACGGGAAGAGATTCGTGAGGGTCCACGTAAGAGAGCGGCCCGTGGACGTTCGACCGCGAACGAGAAACGCTTAGAGGCCAACAAGAGCGAAAGCAAGACTAAGACTAATGGTTGATATCAACGAACTACAAGCCAGAATTAGCAAACACGGCCTTACCTCACCCAATAGGTTTGTCGTGGAGTTTACGTCACCACCAAAGCTGGCACAGCTATTCAACCGCGAACATCAAGAAAGACTAGCCATTCAGTGCGAGACTACTTCGCTTCCTGGTAAGTCCTTCTCGACCCAAGAAAATAGAATTTGGGGACCGATTCGCAAGCTACCATATACACCGACGTTCACCAGCACGATTGATATGACGTTTCGTGTCGGTACTGACTTCAGAGAGCGTACCCTGTTTGATGCATGGAATGGATTTGTGATGAATCCCGCCAACAATATGTTCAACTACTACAATGAGTATACAACAGAAGTCATCGTTCACCAACTCGATAAAGAAGATAAACGAATCTATTCTATACTACTTGAGGAAGTATGGCCTGAAGCAATCGGTCCTATCGACCTAAGCTCAGATACCAGAGATGGTTACAACAAACAAACTATCACGTTTGCTTTCAGAAAATGGACAGATGTCACCAGTTCGAGACACCCATTCATCTTTACAAGCACTACGTCAGTGGAGAAGGGTGTTGCCGGCTCAGGTATTGGAACATTCTTGCTGCGAGCTGCTGGCGCTTTTTACGATCAACTGCCCCGCATTACGGGTTCTGGTGGAACTCTCTTTGGAAGTGTATTGAATCGGGCTTTCTAACTTAAGGATTACTTTACTATGCCTTTGCCAATTATTGCAACCCCAACCTATACTCTGGATCTACCCTCAACGGGAAAGCAGATTTCGTTTCGGCCGTTTCTAGTCAAGGAAGAAAAACTTCTACTCATGGCTGCTCAAGTCGAAGATGAAGCTGAAGCTACCGAAGAAGGTGTGAAGGCGATCAAACAGATCATTCTAAATTGTTGTGAGGGTCTAGGTGATATCGACGAGCTTCCCTTGTTTGATCTTGAATATATCTTTCTGCAACTACGTGCCAGATCGGTGGGTGAAATTGTCGAGCCTGAAGTCACTTGTTCCAAATGCAAACACCCAATCAAACTAAAGATTGATGTATCAAAGATTACAGTTACCAGACCGAAAGGCCACAAAACTGATATTAGACTCACCGATAAAGTGGGTGTGAAGATGCAGTATCCCAGCTTTGATATTTTTCAACGTCGTATAGGCAATGAAAATTTCGATGTTGAACAGTTGTTTGATATTCTGATTGATTGCATCGAATGCATCTATACGGAAGAGGAAGTTCATAAGGTTAGTGACTACACCCGCGAAGAAATTTCAGAGTTTCTTGAGAGTCTTTCCCAAGATCAGTTTCAGAAGATACAAGATTTCTTCGATACTATTCCCAGAGTCGAACACACAGTCAAGTTTACCTGTAAGCATAAAGTACCAACGGGCGAAGGGACATCTACAACCTGTGGTAATAAGGGTGAGATCACTTTGAGTACCATCAACGATTTTTTCGGTTGAGCCTGTATCATGAATCCTTGGCAAATTTATTCCAAGTAAATTTCGTCATGATGCAGCACCACGGCTACAGCCTAACTGAACTAGAGAACATGATCCCTTGGGAACGAGAAATCTACACTAATTTGCTTCGACAACACATCGAAGAAGAAAACGAACGGTTGAAGGCCGCGAGAAGCTAACATGGCTGAATTTGATGACATCAAAAAAGACCTAAAGAAGTTACGCGAAATTGAGGCCGAACGGCTCAAGCTGGCTAAAGAAGTTCAGAAAGAGAGCGCCGAGGACCGCGAGGAGCGACTTGACACTAGAGCCTTCGAAGCCTTGGTCGGTGAACTCCGAAAAGATAACCGCATTATTCAAAAGGTTTCGAAGCTCACTGAAACCCGGTTAGTCGATCTAACAAAAGGACCACTTGCTAAACTAGTCAAAAAAAGTGGTAAGAATCTGGAGCTTCTTGAAGCTCAATTACGTTTGGACGATGAAACGAAACTAAGAGCCGCGGCTGTGGCATCAGAGCGTGAGAAATCAAAGAAAGAGGATACAAGCGTTCTGCGTGGAACCTCTCGCATACTCAACACGCTTGCCTCGAACTTTTTAGACAATACCCAAGTAGGCCAAGTGCTTGGTGATCGGATGTTCAACAGCAGCGTTCTCGGTCAGCAAATGCTCATGGAGATTGGCAGTAAGGCATTATCAGATAGAGCTGCATTGAAAAGTGAAGTAGTTCAATTGCGAAAGAACTTCGGTGATAAGCTATCAGCAATCGGTGATAAATTCAAGACTTTCAAAGGTTTTGTCGGCAAGTTCTTTACTTTCATTACTGACCCAACGAAAATGATAAAGATGACAGCAGCATGGTTCTTGAGAGCTGTACTTGTACCCGGTTTGGTTTTATTGGGCAGGGGTCTTTTGGCACCACTAAAAGGACTCGATAAACTCGTTGGTTTGTTTCGAGC